GGCTTAATCGTATCCTAGGTTTGCTACAGCACTAACGTCTCCGGGTATCTCATCAGCACACAAGCCCCATGCATTTACACTGTCCATGTCTTGTATAGCACCTTCAAAGTCTAGCCATATGCTTCTGTTGTGTTCTAGGTTGATGCCAGGATAGCACCAAATGAATCCCTTGCTGGTTAGAGTTACTGTATCTTCTTGATGCCAGAACGTGTGTACACCTGCAGTTAGCAATGTGCCCAGTGTTTCTATATCCTTAGCATGACAAAACCAATTCACTTGCATCAACATATCTATGTCTGCAGGCTCTTGTGGCTCGTTGTGTCCTAGGTATAGCTGTCCAGCTACAGTTTGTACATCAACTTCTACTGCACCCACAGCTCTGTATGCGGCTGTTAGGTAGTCAACATGGTTCTCTAGGTCGGGTTTAGCTCCATAACAGTTGCCTCGGTGTGCTATAAACTGTGTCATAACAACAACTCCAAGCGTAAGCGTGTGTCTGTACTGTTCTTTACAGCATGCACATGGCTTACTCCACTGCTGGTTGCGGCACGTATACCCACTGGACTGTCTTCATACACTGTTGTACTGGCTGGATCTGCATTTAATATGTTCATTACAGTTGTAAACATGTGTGGATTAGGCTTGCGTAAGCTCTGTGGAACGAACTCTGCAGTATAAACCACAGTAAAACATGTTAGTTTCATGGCCTGTAGCACACTGTATACGAACTTACTACGTGCATTTGATGCTATAGCCAGCGTATACCGTTCACTTACACGTTGTAATACGTCAGGTAATAGTGGATCCCAACTTAATTCTTCCATGTTAGCATTGGTATGCTGTTGTTTCTGGTCGTATATCAGTTGTTTATTCAGTGGTTTGATACTATAGTCAGCTAGTTTGTTAAGCATATCCACCTTTGTTAGTGTACTTAGGCCTTCTAATTGTTCTTTTAGTGCTTCAGTTAATCGGAATTCACTGTGTTGTTGCTGTACTGCCCACTCAAAACTGGTGTGATGCAGCTGTTTTGCATCTACTATTGTGCCATCCAAGTCTAGTATTATGGTTTGTCTAGGTGCCATCTTGGTTATATCTCTCTAAATCTACCGGAGTTCCTATTGGAATGTAGTTGTTTAAGTACACTGGCCGTATCTTTTCACCGCTTTTGACTGCGGCATTGTACAATGGAGCCAGATAAAACTCATTTAAAACATGTAAATCGTTATCTTTGTAGTAGTTATACGCATCTATAAACACATTACCAGTTCGCCAATAGTAGTGTCCACTGTTTCTATACTCACTAATAGGTTGTTTTTCAGCTACAGCTACTATATGACCCTGATGATCTATACTGCTATAGCTTGATTTAGTATCCCATTCGCTAACATGCTGTACGAATATAGCATTAGCATCAGCTTCAAACGTATTAATGTCGTGTTCCCAATCTAATATAGTATCACAATCTATAATTAACCATGGTTCGTGTTTGTATTCGTTGTTGTTTATAACATGGAACGCACTAGTAGCGGCTCCATTAGTGAAATGATCTATGGTATGTAGTTGTGCATGTTCTACATAGCGTTGTGGATTGTAGATATCTATGTGTTCTTGTTGAAACAATATATGATATCTAGCATCTGGTAACCCTACACTTTCATAACTACGCTGGAACATTGGCATACCGTCTACTTGAATGAATGGTTTATGTACGCTCGTATGGTCGCTGAACCTAGATCCTTTGCCTGCAGCCAATTGTAGTATGTTTATCATTTGTATTCTATTTTATCCTCTGCGCCTACACTGGGTGTCTTGACGCATACTATAGTTGTGGGTTCTAAAAATTCCACATTGCATATCTCGTCTGGGCCGTATATAAATATATCATTCGGTCCTAGTACTTCTCCATTCGCAATCATGCTTCCACTTATTATAACGTTATACTCTGTAGCTGTCAACTGGTAATGTGGAACTACTAGTTCGCCTCTAGCATGATGTTTGATACCCAGCTCGAACTCTTCTGTTTTAATTAGTGCAGGATCAAAGTTACCAAAGATCCATCCGCCCGTAAAGTTTTTTAAGTTATTTGTTTGCATAGTACTATTTATATTCATTATTAGATAAATATATGTATAAACCAAAGGAGACAGTACCATGGCAATAACAAAAGTATATACATTTACAAATGATGACGGTGTTCAATACACTGACGTAGCAGACTGGCTAGCCGCTTACAATCCACCTCAAATAGGTGAGGGTTTCGCAGTTGACGCACCAGTAGGCATTACTTGGGTTTACGCATTAGCGTCAGCTACAAGTGTTACAAGAACAATGACATTCGCAGACCAAGCAACATTTGATGCATGGAATGGCGATGGGGTGACACCAGTTGGTACACCATTTACATTTAATAATGTAACTAAAGCCGCACCAGCGGAATAATAAGGAGAGCATAGAATGGCACAAACACAAACTATTACTATCGCCGGTGTTAAAGGTAACTTTGCTCATGCAAACGGACCATTCATGGCAATAGCAGAAATTATGACAGCTTCATTTCCAGGTAAGGAAGTGCAGTCAAGCATGACGTATATTGGAGAAGCAATAACAGCTGGCACAGTTACACGTGTTGAATCGTTTAATAACACAACTAAGATTTATAAAATTATTAGAACTTGGACTGACGCAGGTTGGACTACGTATGATGATCATAAAGTTAACACAGCCGCAGTTACTGCCGCTATTGAAACTGCAGGTTACACAGTTACTAACCAAAACATCAGCGGTTAATTAATAACCACCTTCGTTTAACTTAACGTGTTCAAAGAATGGCGCCACTCGAAAGTCTGGCGTCAGTCTACCCCTTCTGAAACTGTTTGGACTTGGAATTTGTTCTAGGTTATCAGTATCCCAATTAGCGATCTTAATCCATATACCACTTCTGTTTAGAGGCTTGCCCTCTGCATTTGGATCTAATGGAAACATAAAACTATCTGGTTCTACATCTAGAGTATCTATGATTGGTTTGTTTCTCCAGTGCTGTAAGTAGTCCCAACTAACTCCCATTTGATCAACACACAGTTGCATTAAGTCTTCCAACTTAACATTACCTTCTGCATCATTCATATAGCGTCCTAGTTGACCTACGTTCTTAATACGTACTATAGCGTTAACTACACCTTTAGCTTTTAATAAGTTTAATAAACGGCCTGGAGCTTCTTCGTTTAATCCCTTAACAACTATAGTTCCTGTTTGTAATAATATCTTGTTAGCTATTATAGCATCTAATGCCAACAGCTTCTTTGTAGCACATTCCATTTCGTCTATTGCTAGATACCAATCATCTCTGTCTACTCCATTAAGGCTTAGGTACATATGATTACATCCGTGTGCTTTAAGTTTTTCAGCATAGCCTTTACGTGCTAACCTCAAACCATTTGTTAATAGTATCTGTCTATGCCCCATGTCTTTAATACGTTGACATATCTCTGGCAAGTCATTACGCATAGTAGGCTCTGCACCTATAATACGAATACTAGTTCTAGCTGGAAACCTACTAATAGCATCCAGCATCTTTTCTTTGTCTAGGTCTGGAACATCTCTATTAGGTATGTAACAGTTCTTACACATCATGTTACATCGATGCGTGACATCTATGATTACATCATGAAAGTGATTGTCTTCTGGTTCTAGTTCATAGTAGTTCATATTATCATTCATAACAGTATTTATGTAAGACTAAATACTTGTATGAGAAGAGACTTAAAACAACTCGCACACAAACGTAGACACTATCCAACACACAAATTACTAGGAACTATATCAGTTAATGAACCAGAAACCTTTAATGGAGACCTGCACCTTACACTAGATAACAGAACTAGACATGGGTTAGACTTTGAATATGCTAAACTAAGCAAGTATAATCAAGCTAGTATAGCTGAAGACCAAGAATGGATTGACAGTTTAACTAGCATTACTGGCGAAGTTAATAGATTAAGATGGAGTAAGTTGTGTGCTGAAGAGACATTAGACTGGCATATTGACCCAGCTGACTGGGATAGATTTGTAATTAGTGTTAATGTTAGTAGCATATGTGAACTAAAAACACACAAAGAACTAATTAGTTTCACTATGAACCCAGGCGAAGTTTGGTATTTAAACAGTTGTTGGTCGCATAGAGTGGTAAACAATAACCCAGTTGAACGTATTGCACTACTGGGTAACTTTACCCTCCATGATGTTTAAGGGTTTCTTCTAAACTAAGTTCCTCAAACACTTCATCTATTTCAGTATTAGGATGATCCGCATTTAGAAACGCAAACATACTATATGATTTTGTACTTACTACAGGTGCATATACATCTGTGTACTTAACCATAACATGTTTGATGTTGTCCTTGGCTCCATGTAGGTATACAAACCTGCCATGTTCTGTTCTTTCATTTTCATCACCCAGCTTAAATAAGAACTGTGTCTTGTGTGGAAGTCTATCTAGTAAATCACTGTTTGGATCTATTACATCCATTGCACCCCACTTGCCACCTAACGTTGCAGTTCCATTTAGTTCCATTAGTTTTTTGCTTCTATGGTTAGTTGGATCAAATATAGTAGCAGTTGTGTATAGTCCATCAGCACGACCAGGGTAGTGACTAGCTGTAGCAATACAGAATGGTGAACCTAGACATTGGCCAAAGTATATAACCCTCTTTGTTTTAGGTAAGTACTTCTTAATTAATTCAAATTGCTTCTCTGCTACTGCCTTTGGATCGTTTTCAAATCCAAACTGAAAGGCCTGAGTAGATGGAGTTCGCCAACTAAGTATATTACAATTAGCTTTACGCCAAGTAAGCACGTATGGGTTATACCAATCTGCATAGCTTGATATATCAAACCACCAACCTGCGTCAGTATGATTAATAATAGTTGTTTCACTCATGCTATCTGATATAGCCCAATTGTCTTTGTGTGCAGTAATGTATTTAGGTGCTGGCTTCTGCATCCACGTTTGTACATGTTCTTCAGTATACCATTTCTTATAACTAGTGCGTTCGTGTAGAACATAGTCTAGACTAAGCAAGTCGCCTTGTATAATCCACATCTCATCATTAGTGTTATCTAATTTACGAAGTATAAGTTCGTCTTGTGCTAGTACTAATACAGTTGTGTAACATCTTGCACGTTGTATTATACCGTCTGCTGTTTCCCATAATGTACCTTTGAAAGGACTTGTTATAATTATTATACAGTCCTCTTTAGGAAACACTACTAAATCTTTTATTGCAATGTCGGCCTTCTCAGTTAACAACACACGCTTAATCATTGTGCTAGGTGTTGGTGGTAGTATATCTGAATCTTTTTGTATAGCTTGGAATCTATATTCCCAAAAGGCAAATTCGTTTTTGTATTTAAAATCAATTAGTTTCATAGTTCTACTTGTACTAGTGGGTCATTCATTATAATGTCGTGCCACTGTTTCATTGTTAATTTTTCTAAACAATGTGCATACACAGGTTGTTGACAATAAGAATGTATAGGATCTTTCCATCCTACATAGTCTTGTAAATTATTATCTTTAACAAATGAAGATAATTGCTTATCAAGTATTTTCCTATCCTCTGCTTCACTATGAGTGAACCTGTTTGGTGTGGCGTCTAATATTGTCTCTGTACTTATACTTAGTTGTGGTCTCAGGTTACAATTTTTAACTACTTCTACATCGTTGTCAATTGCAGCATGCCAAAGGGTCTTTCCAATTGTAGCATACCCAACATGTAATGTTACTTCTTTTCTCATAGCTACGGTTGAGTGGCTAAATAATTTTCTTAATTCAGCGTTTATAATTACTCTATCTTTAATATTAAAGTCTCCGATCTGAAACACGCTGTATGCTATTACATTTTTTTTAAATAATACGTTCTCAAGTTCATGTACTAATACATTAACATCATTAAACAAATGTCCTACTGCATGGTCTTTGCTTTTAATTTTAGTTGCCATATGATCAGCTTGAGCTTTTTCTTCTACTATATGAAAGTCTTCATGACAACGATTCAATGTGTCTCTAGTCATCTCTTCTGGTATCACTGGCATCTTGTATCCTAGCTTAACTAATGCAGCCACCGCTGTTCTAAGTTTAGCTTCAACAGTTACTGAATCAGTAAAAGTATTAAAGCTAGTATGTCCTTGTCTAATATGCTTTTTAGAACCTTGTATAAGAGTATACATTATCTTGCCTATATTATTATCTACAAATTCAAAAGTTATTTTTCTTCCTGAAGTAGTTATAAGATTCATTTTCATTTTGGTGGCCTTGCCAACTCCTTTTCTATATTAAGTCCTGCCTTTGTAGTTAAAGGTACAAGCCTTGCTTTTTGTTTCCGTTTGTAGTCCTCGTAATGTCCGTCATGACTGTCCATGTTTTCAAGCTCTGCTTCTTCGGCTTTGCATATCTTATAGAAGTCTGCGTACTCTGGAAATGTCTCATGGAAGTTCTTTCCACGTCTCTTATCGTATTCGTCTATGAACTGAGCAAACCTTGCTCTCTTTAATTTTAATTTAGGATCTTCATGTAGTCCTGTTTCTCTGTTTGCACGTTTGATATGTAATATGCAATCAACAATGTTACGTCTTAGCTTACTACATTCGTGTGCTTCAAACTTATTACTTAGATACCAGTCGTGTGTTCCCATGTTACTATACATGAAGTCTCCGGCTGGTACAAGAAACTTGTTAAGCAACTCTACATCAATAAGACATGGGTCTAAGAATTGTGGCCATCTAACATAAGGTACGTCAATGCCTACACGGTTGTGTGTTCTTGTGTTTTCTTCTCCACGTACTGTATAGTTATCGTGACTGGGCAGTGCTCTATCCACTCCTTCGTCTTCTAACCATTTAAAGAATCCATGATAACTGTACTTTGTTTTAAGTAACAGTACCCATTCTAATAAATCTTTAAAGCTAGTAATACTTAATATATTAAATGCACACATGAATACTACACGTGTGTTGCTAGTGTTGTCTAAGAAGTAATGTATGTTCTTAACAAACGTTTTCCAATCCATACCATCACGTATGTAATCGCATCTGTCGCCTGTAGCTTCAGCACTTGTGTATAGCTCAAACTTCTTAACACAGTTGTTGTCTGTTAGTACTTTAATCTTAGCACAGAATTTCTTCCAAGCACCTGGGCTTGTTGGACATGCATTGCTATTAATAGCAAATTCTAATTTAGGGTTAGGGTTAGCAATAAGGAAGTCAATGACTTTGAATGTATCTTTTATTAGTAACGGCTCACCGCCTGTAATACGAAACGTATGCATATGTTTATATGCTTCTGGAAACCAATTCCAAAATGCTTCAATGTATGGATTGTGATCTCTAGCTAGTATATGTGTTTCGTTATCTACTATGCTATTAAATGGTTGTCCTAAATTCATTATAGGACCTTGCTTTTTTATTTCTTGTTCCCACTTACTACTAAACGGAGGACCACAATAAGCACAAGCAAAGTTGCACGTACGACCAAATGATACTTCTACGTAAGTAGGAAATACAAACTCGTCTCCTTTGAGAGATGATATCTTGTCGTGATGTTCAAAACTAAACGATTCCAAACTTTTAAATACACGATCACTTACACCACCGTTGTCTTCTATGCGCCAACAGAAGTCACACTCAGTAGGACGTTTGCCTGCAAGCATTTCTTTCCGCTTCATCATTTTAAAAATTGTATTGTGTAATGAACCAGCGTCTTCGGTTAGTTCTTTTAATGGGATTGTATGTGCGTGTGGATGGTGACAGCTATGTGTTAGTCCGTTACCCAAGTGCATAGTTACTTGTGTCCACTTAGCTAAACAGAAACCAGGGCCAGTACTGTTGAGTAATGATAGCATGTTCTGTTGATTGGAATCCGACATTGTAATTGATTCATTCGGATCGCGGTCCCACTCAAAGTCAGCTAACTTTTTGCTCATTCAAGAGTGTCCTCAACTTGCTCTTCTTTAATTTGTGCGCCAAGTCTACTTGGGTTAATGTATACTTCTTTAAAGAAGCGTGAACCTTCAACTCCCATGTCTGCTATTTCTAACTCTAATTTAGAACGCAACAAGTATCCAAGCCTGTCGCTTTCGTCTTGTAATGTTTTATAGTTCCATTTCATTCCAGTACGTGGACATAGTTGATCACTGTCAGCTTCAAAGTCTGGTAGTACATGTTCTTCAAAATACTTAGTTAACCAATCAAAGTCTCTAACGTTTCTCCAGTCCCATGACTCTCTATCAATGTTTGTCATATAGCATCCTAGACGTGCGCCGTAAATTGCCCACAGTCCGTTCTCACAATCATCACCAACACTCATCCATGTAAGTAAACGTTTGTAATTTTTATTGTGTACCATTTCTTTAAGGTTCATAGGATCTACAATGTCTCCATCTACTAATCCCATCTTAACACCTTCTCGGAAACCTGCTCTCCATGCTTGTAATGGACTAGCGTTATTCATTACATCACAGTATATGTTATTCATTTGTACATAGTTAATGTTCCAACAGAAGTCTACTTGAGCTCGCTTGTCACCCTTGGGTGCATTCTCATGTGTTTGCATTCCGTATACAACATCCTTAGGCCAACATTTAATCCCACCGTTGCCGTAAACAAGTCCATTGATTGTATTCTTGCCCGCCCAACTAACAACATCAGTTGCACGGATCTTATCCATATCAATTTCTACTCCAAAGAAATCTTCTCTTACAATATTATCTGCGTCTATTGTAATAAATCTATCTGTCTCTGCTAAGTCTGCTGCCGCTTTGTGTGCCGCATCACTTCCAAATACTCCGTGGCTACGCTTGGCCCAAGGTGCTTTGTTTATTAAATCGTTGTAGTTCTCATCAGCGTTTGGTTCATCATAGCTGATAAAAACAATATCAAACTCATTAATGCTAGTCATCTTTGTCATTTAATTCTCCGTTTGTACTTATTGTAACATAGTTATTCTTAAAAATCAATAGCGGATCTTCAGGCCAATCAAAATTAATATTTAGATATGACTGTGATTGTAACAATAAGCCAACTGGTAATTCTATAGCACCTACAAAATTATCCACTGCGCCATCGCATACTACGATTTGTATTTGGTTCTTTCCTTCGAAGTAATACATTTCATCTTCTGTTAACTCACTTGTTATATGAAGACTGTTGTCTACTACGCTAATATTTATGTCTGCATTATCAACGTCACTTGATACTTGAACTAATCTGCTTGTACCTAAGAAGTTTTGATTCTCTTTAACAGTTGCTTGCAGTGTCCATTGGTATTGTTTAAACACTGGCTTAGTGTATAAACTAATTTCATTCCAGTTAACCTTATCAGTTATAGTTGGGTTGAGATCAATAATTTGTTTTCCATTTGAAAACAATGCTAGTGGGTCAACTCCTATGCTGTCTATTAGATAGTCTGGGTCACCTTTCTTTGTGATGTAGATGTCTAGCAGTTTGTTTTCTGATTGTGCTACGGCTGTAATGTCACTAAGGTTCTTAGTAGTTGTGATGTTGCTTCTATTAGCCTGCACCATAACTTTATTATCCTCATAGAATATCTTTACAAATATATCTGACTTAGTTGGGTCGTCAATGGATTCAAACGGTATAAGTTTATTACCCCTTGCTACTAGTTCAAGTGTTGTACTACGCTCGCCAAAGTCCCATCTGTTATTAATGATATCCCATATCATTCCATACTTCTTAATACTAGAAGTACCTTTAATAATACGTTTGCATATAGGATTCCAACAAGGTGCTTCGATTAGTCCAATATCCAATGATTGTGGTGATGTACTAATCTTATGTATCCGACCTGAGTTAGAATCAAACGCTACAAAGTATTTACGCTTGTTGTAAGTAGGATTACTTTTTACTGGTTGCGAGGTATGTGTTTCTGTGTTCATCAAATATTTCTTGTGTAAGGAACTCTTGTTCACCGTAATATAAATTAGTAGAGATAGCAAAGTTTTGTATTTTAATCTTTGCACCTTTACTGGCCCAAGTATTTAAACAGTCCGTCCACTTATCCCATACACCTATGTTGCCGTCTTCTAATGTTACTGGCATGTTTACAATAGTTACAAGGTCTTTGTGTAACAATGGATCATCATGTATGATTACTGTGTTGAGTAGACTATGTATAATGTCTGGACTAAACTGTGATGGTTTATGTACTTCCGAAAAGTAATGTGCATATACTTCTCTCCAGTTTTGCATAAACACATCTGCTAGTTTAAAGTAAGCTAGTGCAATGTCAGTGTCGTGTTTAAAGTAATACATGCTAGAGTATACTTTAGTTAATTTATAATTTATTTCTAATACGTTTGCGTTCTTATTTACTAACGGAGCACCCTTGAAGTTAGTTGCCCTGTTAAAGAAGCAAATGTCTTTCTGGTCTATTAAGTAGTCCCATGTACTATCGTGATTCTCTTTTACTAAGCTAGCACAGTCAACTACCATAGTATGTACATATGGTGTACACCAATATAGTTGCCACTCGTTAGCTCTAGTTGTCTCACTAAATCCATAAGGTAGCTCTATAAGATAATCAAACACTTCGTGAAAGTGTTCTGGTATTCTGTCTGTGTAGTTAGTTACTAACGAAACGCTTGCTTTTTTATTTTGTAATTTAATACTGTACGCCAATGCTGTAGCTTGTTCATATTCAAAATCTTGCATTGCTACAATTACGTAGCCTCTGTCTTCAGGTTCTTTAATCATTAAACTTCTCCTGTAACTCAGCTATTACTCTACCAAGCGATCGTTTATTCATAACATGTACGTCCTGTTTGCCTTGTCTTACTAATATATTCTTCCATTGTTCCTTTTGGCAATGTGCTATAAATACCCAATCAGTTAATGTAGGAGTCTCAATGATATCATCCTTCTGACTCATATTAACTAATGCTGTTCCATCAAAGTTTCCAATTGGTGATTCAGCATCTTGCATGCCTCCAAGTATATGTACAGCAATGCTCACGCAATAGTCTGTGCGGAATAACTTACCTGGAAAGTTATAAAGGTATTGATAGAATTCATAGTTGGCTGCAACGTGTGCCCATGTATCAAAAAATAATTTACTCTCGTCACTACGATCAAAGTATACAACAGTACTCCACCACATCTTAATACCCGACTCGTATAAGAATCGTTCGCGTTCTGCTGGCAGTTCGTTACGTAGTGTTGTTGCGTTGTCAAACATACAAACGTTGTGTTCTGTTTGATCAAAGTATTGTAATAAGTAATCTGTCTTAACAATATAGTCAATGTCTAATAATAATGTTTGTTCAAATGGACTGTACTCAAATATCTTATGTTTGTTACTGTTATTAAATTGTGCAGTAAACTCTGTCCATGGACTATCAAAGTGCCGTCTGTTGTTAGTTTTCATTTCATCATTAGTAACTACAATATAATCAAACGTTGCTTCAATTATATCTTTGTCCTGACTTTGTTCAAGCCAAGCTTCTGATCCTTCGTCTGTAATTAAACACACGGGTAGTTTTAAAAACTTCTTAACATACTGGCCAGCAAACAATGCAATCTTAACATAGTCTATCTGGTCATTGTTGTAAGCGAAAAAACATACACCTTTCTGATCACTGTATTCAAACATTACCAGTCCATTACTTTTTTAATGTTCCTAGCTTTCTTAAGCTTCTCATTTTCAATATCATATTCTGTTGTTGCACTTGTGTATGCATCAAGTAGCTTAGTCATTAATTCTTTTAAACTTTTTACATTGATAGGATTTTGTTTGCTATCAATTACAATCGAGTCTTTGCGTTCTAAGTCTATTAATGTTTTTACAAACGCAATTGTTTCGTGGTCGGCTAAGAACACTCCGCCTAAGTAATGCACAATTTGTAACTGTGCTACTCTGTTTTTAATGTTTCTTTTTTGATTGTTTATTGTTAAAGCATAGTTACTGAACTCTAATGCTTTAGATAATCTCTCGTCCATAGTTTTCTCCTTTAAGTGAATGTACGATAAATGTTACTTTATCGTACATTCTATTTGTTTGTCTAATCTTCTACTCTGCTTTGTAGATACTTTAATAGTACGCCATATGCTGGCAAGAAGATAATAAGCCCTACTGCAATTTTTAGTACAACCTGTGAGCCTGCGATTTCTATCCAGTTCGCTGCCATGTACTCGTCTGCTGAGTTGCTGAATGCCACCCAAAAGAATGTATACGTATCAATTATATTTGCTGCCACTGTAGAAACTGCTGGTGCAATCCACCACATCTTTGAGAATCCTTCTCTGATGTATTGAAATACATAGACGTCAAGTAGTGTACCTACTGCATATGCAGATGCACTTGCTAAACCAATTCTAAGAGCAACACTAGTTGGTGCTCCTTCTAGCATTACTACTGCAATAGATCCAATAATTGCTAACGGGTATGCCGCTAAAATTGTTGAACGTGCAATATTTTTGCCTAGCATTCTTACTGTTAAGTCGGTTGCGAGTACAACTAATGGGAAAGTAAATGCTGCCCATGTTAGTTTTACTCCAAACATTTCCACTGGAATGGAAACTAGTGCGTTAGATATAACAACAATCACAACATGCAGTAATGCAAGTTTAATCATCATAGCTTTATCGACGCCTTCTAATAGTCTTGAAATCATATTAGTTCTCCTGATAAATTATATATAATTATATATGTATATAATATACTATTTACCAGAGTTTGTCAAGCTGATTTTGGGATTTGTTTACTAGTCTTTGGTATATGAATAAGGATTGTTTGCATCGCCGGTGCTAGTCCAGCCTGTATTTGGAGATGCGTTCCAATCAAGTTGTACGCCACTTGCAACATCAACTGGTGCCCACGCTACTGCTTCTGAAATTACAGGAGCATTACGTTGTGCAAATCGTGTTACAGTTGCACCTACTGTCATTGATGCTTCGTTACCATCACCATTTGTTGGAGCTTGTGTTGGTCTACTCCATCCTGAGTATAGTTTAATAGGTTGTGTTATAGCAAATGTATCGTCTACATCTTCCACTAGTATTACTTTCACGTACACATTGAATGTTCCGCCTACTTCATCTGCTTTCATTTGGAATCTAATACGTCTACTGTTGTATTCACTGTACACATATACATAAGCGTTTCCATATTCACCTGAAGAGAATCTAAATACTCCTGCATCAAATATAGTATTAAAGTCTCCACCATGCACAATTCCATTGTAGAAGCCTGTTGCCGCTACTGTACTAGTTGTTAATACATCATAAGCATCGTCTGCAACTATCTTACATTGCTCTGCTCCTATACGTATGCTATCGAATCTGTTAAAGATTTGTCTCCATACGTCTTGTCCTGCTGCTCCACCTGCATCCATCTCAAGTTCTAAACTTAGCTCGCCACCACTATTAAAAAAGTGCCTTGCTTCGTTGTAGTCTGTAAATGCAAACTTATGAACAATCTCTAAGTCTTGATTCCAAGATTGTGTATTAGTTGAAATTAATACATCCTTATCCCATTCTGCCCAGTCTACTTTGTACTTGTTAGATTCAATTATAGAAATCTTAGTTACTACGTCATTATAGTTAACTGGTGAGATTGGGTCTGGGTGGTTCGCTGCTATCTTAGGAAGTAGCAGAGTTGGATTATCTTCTGTATGATACTGTCCAGCATTAACTTGTGTTATAGCTTGATTAAAAGAAAGTCCTGTAATAAGCGAACCAATATTAATTGCTGGGTTAATGACTGCAGACGTTTGTCCCCAGCCATATCTTCTGTTGTCTGATGTACTGCTATGATTGGAGTCATAACTAAAGCTCCCGCCCGTCCACAATTCGTTAAAATATGTAACAAGGTTATTCAGTTCTAGAGCATAAATCTTATTGCCCGTTAGTACTTGTGCCGGTTTGGAAGCTAATGCCATTTTACTTTACTCCAACTATAACTTCTATTACGCCCGCTTCTAAAGAATTCTTTGATTCTAATGCACGGCCTATAACATGTCTCCAATTAATTTCATGACCCATTTCACTTCTTCCGTGTCCTGGTGTATCACTACTAATAATTCTGTCACCCTTTGTAATTGGTCCAACTACTTTACAAGGAACTCTTCCAAGTAATGCAACCGCTGTTGTAATTCCCTCTGCCATTGAGTTCATCAATAATGCTGGGTCTGTTGTTACAACTCCTATTACTTTAGGATCTTTCTCATGTACTGTTTCTGTAACTTCGTGGTCACCTATTACGCCATCGCCTGACGCTATCATTATTACAGTGCCTGCACCGTATGTTACGTCTGATGTATAGTTCTCTGCAACGTCTGCAAATTGTGCATGCGTAGCAGTACCATGAAACTTCATTGCTGAAGCTGTTACTGTGTTTAAGTTGATACCTGCATTAATTGTTGTTGTTCCTGTACCTGCTCCGCTGTCTGAGAAGTAAGGTATGTAATCAGTTTCAGTTGACTTTAATGCAAATGCTGTTGCATTTGAACTAACCATTGAGACTGGTATTCCGTTTGCTCTGCTAACTGCCACGTTATGGACAACATCAGCTGTGTCTGTTACTTGAACAAAACCACTGCCAGCATCTAAGCCTAGCCATGTAGTATTGTATCTTACGTATAGTATTTTGGTACTTGGCTTCCACCATAACTGACCTTCGATTGGATTAGTTGGAGCAGTTTCGCTTGCAAAATTCTCTAATAAACTAACAGAGTTTTGTGCAATTGCTTCACCGTAACCAATATAATCCTTACCTACTAGACGCAGACTTGTTTGTGTGTTTAGCGTATCGTCAGCTACTGTAATTGACGTTCCGTTTTTTGTAATCGTATATGCCATTGTTTAAACTCCTGCTCTAATTCTTAGAGTATATAGTATCTCTAATTTTCTATTTTTACTTTTTTGAATAGGATGAAATATTAAATGCGTTAAGAAGTTACCTGATTCTGTTACTAATGCAATCTCATCAAATACAAACTCGCCTGCTGTCTCATAATTACTAGCTGTATCCAAGTTACTTGCATCAGCTGGGTAGTTATAATCTAAAATTACTTTGCATGCTAAATCTGTATACGGTTCGTTTGCCGCATCCATAACTGTATGCTCTGTGATAGGTACTTGTAAATGTACGCCACCGTTTGCATTATCAAGGCTTGCGTTATACAACGCTCCACTTCCGCCTGCGACTTTAGCTTCTTTATATGTAATGTTTCCACTTGCATCAATGGTTGAACCACCAAATCCAAATGCTAACTTACTAATAACTGAGCTATTGCCATTAACATCAGTCTTATTAGCTAACGAATTAGCTAGTGCTAACGCAAAGTTTTGAAAGTTAATTGCGTTATATTTGTTAAGCAGAGTCTCATTAGTATCAACATCTCTGATGATTACATGACCTTCTACGTTAACTACTGATGTTTCATTCAATGTTTTCATATGCCTATTCCTTATACACTATTTATGCCGGAGCATTATCTAATGTTATAATTGTATTCCCTTGCTAATTGCCGACAACTCTGCTGCCGCTGTTGAGCTAGGACTATTCAATATCGTACTACCTACTACATTATATTGTAATGTTGCAGGGCTGTTAGTGTATGTAAGTTGGTTAGTATCTACTTGTGTAATAGAGTCTCCTAACGCACCTACCGCTCTAAATGTGTTGTTAACGTTTCTAGCTATAACTGTTACTGTAGTTGCATCAACTTTAGTATATGTAATCAGTTCGCCGTTAATATATAATGTACCTGTTGCTGTAATGCCAGCAGTACTAGTTACTATTATTTTAGTATCATTAAGTCCAAGTTCAGAAGCTAACGTTGTTTCCTTAGCACTTGCTAATGCATACGCAATAACGTTGCCTGTGTTGTCTTGTAAATGTACAAACGTTCTTGTGTTAGTATCGTATGTGCTTCCACTTGTATTTGTTTGTACTGCTATGCTTAATGATTCTGTTACACTTGCTTTAACCTTTTCAGTAGTAGCAAAACTATTAATAGTAGAGCTTATCTTAGTATGGAAAGGTTTAACATCTTGTATGTAACCAGTTATGTTATGAATTTTATTTCTCTTATACTTTCTAGCCGTTGTGTTAAACTCGCTAGCAATCTCAACTTTAATATAAGTTGTCTTTCTAATCCAGTTAGTTTGAGGTAATGAACTTAACACATAGTCAACAACACCAAAGAATAATTTATTCATCTTAAGTTTGTTTCTACCTATGAAGATGTCTTCGTCTAATGCTGTTATTAATGTCTGCCAATACTCTGCAACGTTGTCAACATCCCACTTGCCGCTATCCCAATATCCGCCTTTGATAACAGTTCCGTTTGCTGTTGTACGTGTGCCTTCGGCGCTCTTGTCATATCCCATTTCAGGACATAAGTCTGCTACGCTAAATTCAATACTACTATTCTTTTTAAGAACTAGTACCCATTCGGCCTTCTCATCATTATACGCATAAATTTCACTTCTGTCAAGGTCTGCTTCAACATTAAACAATTTAATTTTCACTACCTTATGAAAGTCTCTGTCTATGTTTATTAAGTCTGCAACACTTGTGGCAGTTGTTGTGTAATTAAATGTACCATTGTATCTAGTTGGCTTATGATCAATCCACTTCCATAACGTTGTAGGGAAGTTGTTTGCAACTAATGTTCTGTCCCACTTGTTAGTATACGCATCATCTACTAATACTGATCTAAGTTCATAGTTAATAGCTTCAGCTGTATTTCTTCTACCTTCGTTTATGTTGTTAAACCAAGACTGTCCAATGTCAAGACTGTCGCCGTATTTGTTAAATTTGTGTAGCGTGTTGAATGGGATTCTAGCCTTAACACTATTCCATCCAGCCAAGCTGTACTTCATTCCTTGTATATAATATCCAGGAATATTATCATAACCTTTAGCAATTAATGTCCACTCGTTGTGTGACTTAAACTTGTTAGGTGCTTTATTAATTTGTAGTACTGTACTCTTATTGTCTACGTAATAAGATATATTGTCTACAATAAATTCATTTGCTGTTAGTGCAGCGAACCAACTTACACCGTTAGTTGATGGGCTTCTAATAATATTAGCAACATCAAATGCTGATAGTGTTCTTTCGTCTTGCACTGTTGTTTTGTTCTTAACCCAGTAATAATAAACATCATCATTTGATCCGTTTGCTGAGTTAAACTGTGTAGTTAGTGTGTAATGATATACTAGTTCTGCAGTAAGTTTATCGTATACTGCGTAAGCCTCACCTGTTGCAGGTACGCCGTAAATCTCTTTACCAAACAATACAGACTCTGCATAGTCGTCTGGTGCTACTGAAGATTTAATCCATTCCCATACTACAATTTCTGATCCAGGATATAACTCTCCCCACTTGGAAACTCTATACTCTAGACCTCCCTGATCGTAATCATAATATCTAGCTTTACTAGTGTCCCACCATCTTGTTCCTAATTGTTCTGTACCCCAAGCATTATTATCGTCTACTGATTGTCCTGTGTCAGATGATGTATTATAAATTGCGTTGTCTGATACATTTATAATATCTACATTCTGTTTAGCAATACCCGGTATAATATGTCTTAAAGGATCAAACGATTCTAATATGATATTAGATTTATTCTTTTTATAATTATATACAGTAATATTATCTATGTCTTTATTAGTAGGTCTGCTTAGTGTCTGTCTCTTAGCTGTCACTGTACTTCCTGTGATGTTACTTACATAAGTTCCTAATACACTTGCATTGCTGTCTTCGTATATAAGTGTCTTAGCTGGTAAGTTCCATGAAGCAAGTGCAATTGCAGATGCTCGTTGTACTTCATCTGTAAATCTTGTTGTAACTAATGGCATGATTGATACTGCGTTACCGCACATCTCAATAAACTCGTCTATGTAAAATACTGTATCTAGTGTGCCTACTTTTGTTACTTTGTGAATACCATCTATGTTAGGAGTAGTAGTTGTGTTTAGTAACTGCACAAAGTCTCCTACTTGTAATCCGTGTGCTACGTTAGTAGTAACCTCTGCATCGTTTCCATCTAATGTTGATGTACCTGCACAAATTCCACAACCGTCTGTTGCTGTAGTATATGAATACAATGGTGCTGGTCTTTGCGTAACTTGTAAAACATTCCAACCAAAGAACTTAGTAGTTATAGATCCTCTTGACGCTACTTCAAATGCACTATCGTCTGTAACTAGTATGTTGTATAATGCGTTGTCAGATGTTTGTGCTGTAGATCCAAAGTCGGTTACATCAAATGTGTTAACTACTCCACCGTCTGTTGCTATTTTAGTTCCTGTGTCAAAACCTGCTAGCGTGTTGAAAGTAGTGTCACCTAATGTAAGTGATGTTCCTGTTGAACTAATTATTATGTTGTTACCAACAGTTGCTATTGTTACTTCTGTATTTCCTGCCGCTGTAATTGCTGCCTGTATCAATGTAACTGCATCACTTCTAACAGTTGGTACAGCAATAGTTGAAGTTGTTGCTGAGTAAGTTGTATTTAATCCCACAGTAGTTCTAGCTGTACCTGCTACTGCTAATGTTACACCTGTGCTTACTAATTTTAATTTGTTGGCAACGTTACTTGCTGTAACGTTAACTAATGCTGATGTTGCATTAATCTGTGCTACAATCTCAGTAATGTTTAATTGTGCTGGCTGTAGTTGTAACTCGACTGGTACTGCAATAGTGTGTCCGCCAGTTGCAAATCCTAGTGCCGCATTGCTTGCCGCTGGTGCTATTATTAATACATCACCTACGCCTCCAGCATATGCTATTTCTAATACATTACTTGCTGTAACTAATGAAGATGTAACACCTGTTACACCGGCTGCATTAATAGCATCTCTAATTCCAGTTGTTGTTATACCAACTGTTACATGTGTTAATGTAATTACAATAGCTTGTCCGGCTGTTGGTGCTGTAGTGAATGTTATATTTTGTCCACTAAGCGTGTATGCTGTTGTTGCTGTTCCATTAACGGTAACCGAAGCTATGCTAAATGTACTTCCACTTAATGCTTGTGCAATTGTAAACGTAGCTTGTAGAACTGGATTAAGTGCAGTTCCATTGTTTACACCTGTAAAGTTTTCAATTACGTTTGCTGGTGTTGAACCAAAGCTAATTGCTGTGCCATTAATTGTAATGCCTTGTCCAGTTACATCTGCAAATGCAACGTTACCTAAAGTTGAACGCTGTATTGCTGGGCCTGTAACTACTTGAACGTTTGCAGTTTTACTAAAGCCAATGTTAATGTTATCAATTACTAATGTTTCGCTTGGCAAAAATGTAGGACTAGTTGCTGTACCATTTGCAATTATTGGTTGGTACTCAGTTGATGTGTTATTAAATGTTACCGAAGTACCTGCTATTTCTGCTATAGTTCCGTGTGGGAAGTCTGCTCGTGATGCTCTACTTGTTTCCAATATAGTGGCTGTTGTTTCTGTTAAGCCTGTAAAGTTCACACTACATTTCCAAAGCTGTCCTTGGTGTCTTACTTGCTCACCTTTTTTATAACTTGTATAATTATTCCAAGTAGGTACGAGTGCGTAAGGCTCTGTCTTCTCAAACACAGATGAAATATCATCTGCGGATAGTATTCTATATTTAACTTCATGGTCTAACGCGGCGCCACCTGTTAGTATAAAGTTCCAATCATATGTAAAGTCTTTTGTATCAAAAGTTATTGCTTTGTTATTAATAATACGCTCTGGTGCTGTGTATGTTACTCCAGCCTTCGCGCCGCCTGCTGGTGTATCTTGTGTAGAGATACATTGTGGCGATGCAACTAAATCTGAAGAACGTAATTCTATTTCTAATACTTCTTCTAAGTCATTATTTCCTAATTCACTTTGTCTAAACATGTACTGATCATATGCGTTCAGTTTTGTAATGCCTTCGTCAACTATTGATGCTCTATTAAATCTATCAATTGATGCTGTAGTACCTTGTTGCTTAATTGATCCTTGATGGAACTTAGTAAGTACATTCTTATTAATACCTAATCCATCTGCCCATGTCTTATTAACATTTCCTATTGCAAGATCCTTTGATTGAGTAAACGCACCATTAAATGAATCCACATCTGTTCTATACATGTCGTCAATGCTTTGTACTGCACTATCAAAGTTTTCTACAATATGATCATCAAACACTAAGTAGCCAGGAGCAGTTTTAGTTCCGTTCCAATTAGCTGTTCGTTGTCCTCTTAGCACTAAACGCTTTTGTGTTTGGTTTAACACGTCATCATATATTGCAACGCCTAGTTTAGTTTTATTTTCAAATATCATAACATGATCATACTCAAGTACTGCACTAGTAATGCTACCTATGAACTCTGCATTCTTAGTAGCTACTGTAACAAGTCCTTTAGATCTGTTAACACTTAGGTCGCTGTCTTGTAATGTTTTGTTGAACATTGTTAATACATCGTTACCATTGGAAGTTAGTTTGTTGTATGGATATACAGTACCGTATAAAGTTTTAAACGATATTGTTCTACCTATCTGTAAAACAAATGTATCTGTGTTGTCTGCTGTAAGAGCCCAGTTAACAAAGTCTGATGCTGAACTATCTCCATCAAATTCTAATGTGTATCCAAATTTTGTTAGTAAACTAAAGTATCCTCTAACAAAGTTATAAACATCTTGCATCTTCTCAACGGCTGCACCGTATTCAATTGTGCTAGCTGTTGTTACAAATTTATTATATCTTCTAACTGTTGAGCCTTGTACTGTTACTAATTCATAATCAGTAGTATCTGCAATGTTAGGTTCAAAAAAGTTAAACTCTTGTTTGTTGTTACTTAATCCAGAAAGAGTAAATCCTGTTAAAGTCTTTGTAATAAAAATTGCACTAGCTGTTACTAATCTAGTTGGTCTGCCTTGATACATATCAATTGTAAAGTCAGCCTTGCCAAATTCAAAGTCGCCTGTTAAACTACTTTCTGCAAACACTTCAAGCAATTCTTTACTACTAAAGCCACCTAACTTTTCGTGTAGCTTAGTATCTAGGTTTGTATATAACTGTCCTTGTGACAAATTACTATTTTGATTTCTTAGTATAAAGTTATACTGTGCCTGTGAAAGACCGTTAGCTACGTATCCAATTCTACCTGTTGTAATTTTAAAATCTATTCCTGCAATATTGGATGCTCCACCTGAGTAAGAAACTATTGGGCTTCCAGTAAACTTCACGCCTCTGTTTGTAAGACTTAATGCACTAACCTTGCTAGATGCATTTAGTTTAAAGTTTGTTGTAGCTGTTGTGCTTCCAAAGTCATCAAGTACTATAAAGCTCTCAGTTGCTGATACTGTTGTTGGTGATGCTTGTACTTCAATATTAATAATTGAATTACCATACGTGTTGCCAGGTACTTTATAAGACTTACTACTTCCAAATCTACCTGCGTTCTGAATTCCTGCATAGCCATTGTTGTGTATGCCTGGTTGGAAGAATGCACTCCAAGCTCTAGCAGGATTTAATTTTATAATAGCATCAACGCCTGCGGCTTGTCCTTGTGGAGATACTCTCCATTCGTATTCCTCTGAACTCCAATCGCCAAACTTAAATGCAGATGATGCATCAACGTTTGCCGGAGTACCAATTACTGTTGTTAAATCTTCTAATGTACCTGAACCTGTTACTGGTGATTTAGTTGCAAAGTCCCAATGTGGTCTTGCAAATACTATATCATGTGTAGGTGTTCCTGAAGGATCACTTACTAGTCCATTCTTTAATGCACTTAGTAACGCTGTACGTTTTGAACCAGTTACCCAGCTATAGTTTGCATCCCACCATGTTGGCTTAAATGAATGCCCTAGCATATGCCAAGGAGTTAAGTCAGGTGTTGCTGTTCCAAACAAATGAACATACACACCTTTATAGTGTCCTGGTGTTGCATTTGAATAGTTAAATCCTAATGGTATAGTACTGTAGTTCCATGTTGTGTTATCGTTGGCTACATATTGGTTTGCTTGGTTAAGAGAACCTTTTTGTTTCAGCTCTGCCCAATGCTTAAAATGTTTTTCTAAATAATTGTTTAACAGCTCTAACGAATACCAAGTAGCTGACGCTTGTGTTGGTAAGAAGTTATAGTATGATGATGTGTTAGTCTTATCGTATGTTGTATCTTCTTTAACTAGTCCAGCATACACACGTGTTTCTAATTCAAACAGTGCCGCATTAACTGGGTCAAACAAACTTGAGTTATTTGGATTAGTTAAATCTGCGTTAGCTTTTAATACTATCTCTACACCATCATGTGTATACAATATATTATTTGATACTACCGGCTGTGTTCCATATGCTAATCCTAGCTTAACCAAACTAGCAGGTACATAACACTCACTGTCCATTTGATTGTATACTACTTCTAGTACAGGTGTTACAGTTGTGTTATATGTAAGCAATATAGTAATTGCATTACCTAGCTGTGTGTAATCAATATCTTTTCTTAAAATTCTTTTATATGTGTTAGTACCATCTGACTCAGTTAGGTAAACATACACGTGGTCTCTAATATTAACGTCACCGTTAAAAGTCCACTTAGTTTCAAATTCTTTAACTGATGTATCTGTAATAGTAAATGTTTGTAATGCATCTTCACTATTAAACAACATATTAGAATCGCTGTGTAGCTTGCTTGTTCGTTTGTTTCTCAACAATGCAGTTAGCGTAGCTGTTGTTAATTCTTGTACTGATGGATAAGCAGTTACTGAGTATAAACGTTTTGCTTGTGCTTTGAATCTTTCTCTAAACGCATCCCAATCACCAGCTTGTTCAATAAGAGATCCTGTAACATCTAGTTTCTCATCTGAATAACATATGTCATTCATTACTGCAATGTCATCATGTAGGAACAAAGTTCCGCCTGTGCTTCTGTTGTGTGTAATTGATCCGTAGTTATTCTCACCAAATGTATTTCTATCAAACGATGGATTGGCATTTAGTTTATCTGCCCAATGATCTATTGTTTCACTTATTGTAAATGTTTTAATTACTTTGTTGTGTACGTTATGCTGTGTTACTTGTGGGTAACTATAATTCTTTACGTTGTTGTTTTGCTTGTTACTGTTCCATGTAAAATCAACTAAGTCGTCTGCAGTTAATGCAGTTTCGTCAATAGTAATACTAGAGCCTGTTACTGTAACTAATGCATCCTTAATACGTTTACCATTTAATGTAATATCAAAATAGTTAGCGTCCCACTCATTAGAGATATTAAATGATCCTATTCTACTAGATCCTGCTCTAACATCAAATGTGCCGCCTATGCTTGATGAACCTGTTTCAATCTTTACAACATCGCCGAAGCGTTGTATTGTTATATCTGGATTGTTTGCATGACTTGGGTTTGCTTCAATGTCAATGCCTCCTGGTGCTATAAACGTAAGTGCGTCTGTTGTTGAATTAACAAACTTAATTATATGAGAATATCCTATGTTATATTCACGTGTACCAGTAAATGTAATTGCAGTTCCGTCTGAAACGTTTCTTCTTGTTACAGCTAGCTTACCAGCAATGTGATGTACATTAAATTCTTCTTGATGTGGTCTCCATTTTCCATGACCATATGGAATAACTAAATCAGTATCAGGATTTGTAATTTTATACTGTACTGTTTCTTTTGCGCCAAAGTTAAGATCTGATTTATTATAAACACCTTCAAGAACATTTCGTTTCTTATATAAACTATATCCTGTAAGGTTCTGATGATAATCTAACTTTGCATTTTCTGCTTGTGTGAAGTTAGCTTTATATCTAGTTGTTAGTATAAAGTTTTGAAATTGATACTCAGCACCTTTTAAAGAATCCTTATAACTTAATTTCATTCCAAGCTCAGTATCAACTGCACCCTTGCCTGGCTTATATCCAAATATCTTCTCGCCTTTAAAGTTAGTACCAGCAATGTCGCTTAGTAATTTACCTGTATGATCATAAAACTTATAAAGTGGATATTGGTTGATCTTTGTCTTCTGTTGTGCTAAAGTAATAGTACTGTTAGTATAATACACATCTGCATTAACCCAAGCACTTAATGTATTATCAAGTACAGCTTTAATTGTCATTGTATTATTTTCAGCAAGCGTAACACTTGTTGGTGTTGCTGCCTGTGTATATACTTTTGTATCTGAGTTGTCAACGTATACGTATGTTGAGCCAACTGGAATAGCAGATAACACATCACCTGTCTTAACACCAAAGTCTATTGTGCCAAGGCTTACAGGATTAACATGTCTTGCATGGTTCCATAAATCTATTCTTGCTGTGTATTCTATAATAGGTCTTATTGCTTTTCTTTTAGTAGTAATTATATTATCAAAGTTTTGGAAAGGCATAATGCTTTTTAATTTATTAATTGCACTGATGTTAACCCAATGGTTTGCTCTACTCCATGCTGTGTTAAACACGTCATGTTTCTCAATAAGTAAATAATCTTTTAATGGTTCTACTGGTAACATCCAATCCCACATAGCAGTATCAAATGTTTCTGCTCTTGCTATCATTGCACGTTCAGCTAGTGTTGCGTCAGACGCAATAGCAAGTGTGTACTTGTCATTAACACTATCATATGTTGCTACTATTACTTTCTTAATACTAAGATTGCCAGTAGTAGCATCACGTTTAGTTACGTAAATAGATTCTGAGTCATCGAGAGTTGCATCAACCCATCCTGTTCCTGTGAACTTAACTAACACGTTTTCATTATACAATGACTTATTAGATTCTACATCTTCAAATATAAAGCCATCAAAAACCGGTAACCTATCTGCTATAGGATCTGCATTATATGCAGTAAGTAATGCTCCGTAATTTCTTTTTCCAAACGGTGCCAGCCAGTATTTGTTATTTGTATTAGGTGTAACAGAATGTACTTTGCTGTTATCCCAAATACCATCATTGGCTTGTGTATGTTTTGTAACACTGTTATAAACTCTTATTTGATTAAAATCAATATAAAGTTCAAACCTATGTTCACCGTTTCCTTCACCTGTACCTAATACAATATATGTACTTCCTCTACATGCTACATCGTAGCCTGAGCCAACAAACTTAATTAACATATTATTTTCTAATACAATTGTATTAGTGTCATCTACTAATGTATATACATTGGTATTTTGAATATCAGTTAATGGATTCTTGCTTGTGCCTGTGTAGATACTAGTATAAATTGGAAGCTCTTCAACCCAATAGTAATTATTAAAGTTAATAAACTTATCAATATTAAAAGGCGGGTTATAAGAAAATGCATTAGACGAGTATGCTGAGTTATAGTTGTACTCATTAAAGTTTGCATTCAACGAGTGTACTACATCGTCATATGTAATCTTGTTTGTTATAGCTCCAGTGTTATCATAAGATATAATACCAGGCGTTAATGAAGTTGATTTTCTTAGTTTAACTTCTGTAACTGGGTCAACATATGAGTCATGTGCTTGAGCTTCTGAGCCATGTCTACTACCTATGTATCCATCAACTTGGTCCAATGGTCCTTTTGAAACCATTTGATCTAATGTACTATCAAGCCAACTATTATTTAATTCAGTTTGGAATACTTGAGGTAAAAACTTCTTTGTTTTGATACTGCGGACCTTTGATGAACCTGCTTTTTTATTCGCCATTTAATTATGTTCCTGCTCTAATATTTTCGTCTGTGATGTTTTGAATAATATCAATATCGTTAACTGTTACGTCTGCTATAATAAGTTCGTCTAGCTCTGGTGTGTACTCAAACAAATCACCAAACGTTGTTCCTGTGCCTTGCGGTACAATAACAAAACTACTTAGCACACCTACAAGTTGCTTGTGTACGTAAGCCGCTAATTCTGTAAAGTAAAAAGTTTCTCCAAAGTCCCAAACACTTGAACTAAAGAATTCATCTATAGCTTTAACTGTTCTTGTTTTCATATCACTGTCTGTTACATTACATCCAACAACTTTAATTATTCTAAACTTTGCTTTTAATTCTGCTGATGCCTTGGCTCCAAATATTGGTTTATACTTAACTGGTTTAAACACAATCGTGTCACTCATTGCTTTCTTTTCTCCAGTAGCTGAAAACTGTGTTCCAAGTTCGTAGCTAGTAGGAGGCTTAGGCATTATAGCTAGCGTTCCTTTTAACCAATTTTTATAACTAGTATCATATGATGTTGTTAGTGCGTATACATCAATAATATTTGTAAAGCTAGGATCAACTACTTGATTGTCTGACGCAATATGTTGCCAGTCAAAGTTTAAACTACTTCTGCCATCGTAATCAACAGTATTAATTTTTACGCTGTTAAGTCCAACCGTCTCAAAAAATATATCTGGGTTATCTGGCCTACTATCAGCATTGCTATCTATAAGAGATAGTCTGTAATTATTATCAGTAGCAGTATCATAACCATATACATAAAAATCACCAATGTCAACAATATCATTTCCATCTACGCCAATAGCAGTAATTTTATCACGTGTAGCCTTTTTAGTATAAGAACTAATTTCATATTCGTTCTGTATGTTTCCTAAACGTACTGTAGCACTTGTAAAATTAAATCTTAATGTTCTAATGTAGATATCAAATGATGATCCGGTAAACTTGAAATTTAGAATCCAACTATCATCTGCTAAACTAAATGTTGTAGGATAAGCTACTGTTGGTACTACCGCTGTGCCTGTGGCTCCAATAATATCCCAACTCTTATTCTTGTAATTATATTTTATACTAAAGTCACGCTGTGACTCTAAGTAATATTTAATAACATCTTTTTCTCTTTTAATAAATCTTCTCGACAAGCCAGGGTATACAACATTAACTGTTGAACCATTTGGAATGTCAGTATCTAATATAATAGCACCTGTTCCATCTGTACGCTTACCTGTTGGAGCACCAACTGTTGTTTCCATACCTAAGCCGTTTGCAAAAATATCTACTACCTTAGCCCATTTGGTTTTACTGTTGCTTGTAAATTTAATTAAAGCACCTGGTGTAATGTATTTCATGTATGTACTTGCTGTTGAACCAACACGTGCTATTTGAGTTGAAGTGTCTGTAATGTAACCAGTTAGTATTCCACTAGTTGATTCACTTGGGCTTTGCCAAACAAATGAATCTGGTGTGTAAGATTCTTCTCCTCTTAACGCTTCAAATGCTGTTTTATATTTTGTATAATATAAGTTAATAAATTCGTCATTGTCTAAAATATGTTTAACATGTTTCTCAAATGTTTGTGTAGAAGAGTCTGTTGCATTACTAGCAGTAGACATAACTTTTTCTGATGCATATATTGTAGCATCTTTTCCACTTAGAAATAAATCTGAGTATGTACCTGTTGGGTCTGTAAACTTTGAATATCTACTATGTCCACTAAATGTTCTGTTAACACTCTTAAGTTTAAGGATGCCGCCTTGTTGACTAGATAACAATGTGTTATAGTCTTGGGCTGTAATCATTCTATCTTGACTAGCATAATTTTTAGGAGCATTTTCTCTAACGCTATCCATTGTCTCACTTGATGTTGCATTAACAATTGCTTGTTTTAATTGTAATGATAAAATAGCTGTGTATGTATTTCCATCTAATCCTGTGTAACCAATGTTTACTTTTTTATTTGTTAAGTCATCTGGTCTAACAACATATGTAGTATTAGCACTTGTTCTGTACCAAACTCTAATAGTACCTGTTGGAACATTACCAAATTCTTTTGATGGGAACATAATTGAGATTGAATTATTTGTTCTAGTCTTTACACTGTATACATCACGTATACCTGATGCTAAGTTGTTATAAATTACATTACTGTTTACGTCTGTAACTTTAGACCAATTCTTAACAACGTTACCTGTTGCATTAACATTCTGTACCCATACGTCTGTGTTGTTTATATTTTCTGCGGTAACATCTAATACTGCACTGTCAATTGGAGTGTCAATAACAAAGTCTTGGAATGATAATGCACCTTGCTTAACACCCATAAAGAATCCAGTATTAACACTGCTAATACCCTTGCCATCATTTTTAAAATATACTCCGACACTGCCTATTGGGCTAGGTGCCTTTTCCATAAATGCTTTATTGACACTATCAAATTCACTGCTAATGATATTGTATGTAGCAGTCTTACCTGATACAATTCCCTGAACATCAAACTTAATTTGATTAGGCGTATTGTTTATATCATAGAATTCTGATTGTATTCCATTTACAATAGAACTTTTCTTTGGACTACCATATTGATTACTGTTTTCTAATGTAGCATTAAGTACTGTAATAAAATCATCTATGTTGCTTACATTGTTTGAAGCTTCATATTTTATTTCTACTCCACCTAAGCTAGTTCCTGCACTACCAATAACGGATTCGTTTGTTTTAATTCCTATAACTTTCATCTCACCGTATGCTGGCACATTACGTCTGGGTTGATATCCTAAAAACTCTGCTAGTTTAAAAACTGAATCTTGTTTTCGGGCTGTAGTTAAAAAATTGTTTCTTGCATTAAGGTCTACCCTGTATGCCAAGTTATGTCCAAACTGTGCAACTACATCTAGTAGCGATACAAATTCTGCTGACTCTACCCAGTCATTATAGTTTTCTGGGTATGTGTTGCGAACATAAGCAACCATTGCAGTTCTAATAGTATCGTAATCAAATGCTTGGAAGTTAGCATTAACATACGACTCGTATATAACTGTATAGTCCTCTGCCGCAAAAAGTTTATTTTGTCTTGTTTTTTGTGCCATGATTAAAACTCTGCGTCCTGTTCGAATTCTCTATCGAACTTTATCTGTAAATCTGTTACAGTTGTAGTGGGTATATACACTAGCTTTACTTTAATAGTAACGCTGTGTTTATCCTGATTAATATCTATATTGGTATCTTCTACTTCAAAACGTGGATCATAACTAATGACTGCAAAGACTTCCTCTTTGATAGATTCAGTAGTATTAGTATCCAACGGTTCAAACACGTAGTACGGTAAGTCACAACCAAATGTTGGGTCCGTCCACTTCTCTCCTTTGCGTATTGCAAAGTGATTCAGGAGGTCTCGTTTAGCTAAATCTATACCTAATAGGTTTTTGCTTGTATATGGCTGTTCTACTGTTGTGTATCCAATTATATTGTTCATACAACTATTTATGCTAAAAATTATAACTGTAGTTTATGAAAGCAAAATTAGCTTATCTTCGGGCCATTTTACATAATCTTGCCACGACATGTCTGGAATATGCAGAGTGTGGTGCTTGTTTGAGTTCTGTATATAGTGCCAGCTTGGAACCACTGGCTTGTTTAATGGTCGTATCATACGATCGGCCTTCTTAACATTACAAGGACCGCATGCTGAAACAGTGTTATCCCATGTTAACTTGCCACCCTTTGATCTAGGAATAACATGATCCAATGTTAACTCGCCTGCAAAGAATTGCTCATTGCAGTATTGACACTTGTAATTGTCTCTGATGTAAACATTTCGTCTTGTAAACTTTGCTCTATTGGGCTGTCTATGATAAGCATTTAACATAACTATGCTAGGATATGGAATACTTATTGTAGTACTCCTTAAGAATTTGTTTTCAAAATTACTTATTGTATGTACTTTGTGTGCAAATAAAGCCTTCACGGCTGTCTGCCAACTAATTGTGCTGAGCGGCAATATGCTTAAAGGTTGCCCGTTGGCATTAAGTAAAAGGACACTGTAGTCTGTCAATGTAGATTTTCCCTGCGAATATATATGTATTTAAAATAGTTTTGAACTAGTTAACTGATTGTTTTACTAAGATTCTTTTTCTACTCTCAGCTAAGTTTGGTAGGAATCTTTTTGTCTCTGCATAATACACATACTCGGCCTGGGCTTTTTGTGGATCAGTTAGACCCATTGTACTATAACGTTTTAACAAAGTTTGTAAGCCTTGTTCTTTAATTAATGATCTATCTTTAGTAGTACCGTAATCTGCTAGCATTAATACCTTTGCATCATATTGTCTTACTAATCTATTGCTTCCACTGAGTGTCATTGATGTCGCTACGTGATCCCATTTCCTATCGGTAATAAATTCACTAAGTTCAAACTGTCTTAGTTCTGTGCCAACCTTACGATATGTGCCTGTGTCGAAATATAAACTTAACAATGCATCATACTGTGATTGCGACAACGTAGGTAATGGAAAGTTTTTCTTAAACATACGTTCTGTATCTTTAAACTCTTCAATCCATGTGTTGTAAGCTATTTGTTCTAGCATCCCAACACCATCTGCTAATTCTTGTTTCTTACTAGCATACCCGATTATGTATGTGTTGTCAACCAATTCTTTAATTCCAGACCATCCTATTGTCCTTAATTTTAAATTAATTAATTTATCACTTGCTTCTAAGTCAGACAGTTGCTGTTGTATACGAACAGCATCATTGTCAATGATACTAAACAATCCATAGTCAATTAGTGTGGTTGTGTTGATTTCATTATTTAATTTAAAATCCATTAGGCTGTATTCCCTTTACCAGTAGTAAATGTTTCCTGGACACCTTCCGAACCTAACCAAGGATGCTTCTCTGGTACTCTGCTTGCGGCACTAGTTTTTACACTTGCGTTAGCACTTTGATTTTGTATTGCCGTCTTTTTAGCATCAGCTGGAACTGGTCCATTATAATCTACTCTTGTTCCTTTAGCAATTATGTTTCCTGCTACTTTTAAATTATGGTTTGCATCGGCTTGTATGTTCATATCCAATGCACT